CCTGCTAATGACTTAGTAGTTAGAGTAACATCAGTTGGCACTAGTGGTGCGGTTACTGGAATTACTCTATCTAGTGGCAACACTAACACAGCAGCACCCATATTCACAACTCAATTATCAAATTGGGTAGAGTTTGATATGACTGCTAACGAAGGTGCACCCGTAGCTGCTCCTGCTAACTTAACTAACTGGTTCTATTCAGTAGTTGATCAAGTTGATATTATGGTCAATACTTCAGCAGGTTGGAGAGGATACAAGAATGTTAATTATGATAGCAATGGCTTCCCACTTCCATCAGGTTCAAACACAACTGATCCTAACGGACCAATTGTAAGTGCTACTGAGCCAACTGTACAGAGTGATGGAACTGCTCTAGTCTTCGGTGATATTTGGATTGATACAAGTGATCTTGAAAACTATCCAATCATCAATCGCTGGCAGCTAGTAGATGGTGCAGGAACTTGGGTACGAATTGACAACAGTAATCAGACTAGCTCAAGTGGCGTATTGTTTGCTGATGCTAGATGGGCGCCAAACGGCACAACTGACCCAGTTGATGATCCGATTCCAACTATCGCAAGCTTGCTAATTAGCAATTATCTAGATGTTGATGCTCCTTCTAGTTCAATTTATCCCGTAGGTATGCTATTGTTTAACACTCGTCGCTCTGGCTACAATGTTAAGCAATATCGTGTGAATTATTTCAATTCAGAAAGATTCCCTGATACATCATTGCCTACTGAAAAGAGTACATGGGTAAGTGCTTCTGGATTGCAATCAAACGGTGCTCCTTATATGGGTCGTAAGGCTCAGAGAGCAATGGTTGTTAAAGCAATGAGAACAGCAATTGATACCAATTCTGCCCTGCGTGATGAAGATAACGCATTCAACTTGATTGCTTCTCCTAACTATCCTGAACTACAGCCTAACATGGTTGTACTCAACAACGATAGAGGACAAACAGGATTTATCATTGGTGATACTCCAATGAGACTTCCAGAAAATGCAACTGCAATTCAAGCGTGGGCAACTAACGCAGCAGGCGCAACTTCAACAGGTGAAGAAGGTCTTGTAACTCGTGATACTTACATGGGTCTATTCTACCCATCAGGTATTACATCTGACCTGTCAGGTAATCTCGTAGCAGTTCCCCCATCACACATGATGATCAGAACTATTCTACGTAACGATAACATTGCGTATCCTTGGTTCGCCCCAGCTGGTACTCGTCGCGGCGTCATTGACAACGCTACAAGCATCGGTTATCTTGACAGTGCAACTGGTGAGTTTGTATCAATGAGAACAAACATCGGAATTCGTGACGTATTGTACACGAATCAGATTAACCCACTGGTATTCTTCACTGGTAACGGACTATTGAACTATGGTAACAAGTCAAGCTTCAATTCAAGTTCTGCTCTTGACAGAATCAACGTTGCAAGACTAATTGCTTATATTCGTCGTCAATTGACAATTGCAGCAAGACCGTTCGTCTTTGAACCAAATGATGCATTGACAAGACAAGAAATCTCAGGTGTTGTTGAAACACTAATGGTTGATCTTGTTGCTAAGAGAGGTCTCTATGACTATCTTGTAGTTTGCGATGAATCAAATAATACACCAGCCCGTATTGACAGAAATGAACTTTGGGTAGACGTAGCAATTGAGCCTGTTAAGGCAATTGAATTCATCTACATTCCGGTTCGTGTATTCAATACAGGTGAGATTTCAGGATAATAATTAAGTTAATGGGTGCCCCCGGGCACCCATTAATAAAAGATAAATACTTATAACAGGAGAATACAAATGGCAACAGCCTCACAATCATTGTTCAACATGACCGTAGCATCTGATAACGCAGGCGGCAACCAAGGTCTGTTGATGCCTAAACTACAGTTCCGCTTTAGAGTCAACTTCTTGAACTTTGGGGTTGATGTTAATGGTGGACTACAATTAACTAAGCAAGTAGTAGACTGCACAAGACCACAAGTCACCTTTGAAGAAGTCACACTAAACGTGTACAACTCAAAGATGTATCTTGCAGGTAAGCACACTTGGAATGCTATCACAGTTAACTTGCGTGATGACGCAGCCGGTACTGTCTCAAAGGCAGTCGGTCAGCAGATTCAGAAGCAGTTTGACTTCGTTGAGCAGGCATCTGCTGCAACTGGTCAAGACTATAAGTTCCAAACAAACATTGAAGTTCTAGACGGTGGTAACGGCGCACTTGCTCCGACTGTACTTGAAACTTGGGAACTATATGGTTGCTTCGTTCAGCAAGCTAACTACAACACACTAGCATATGCAACAAACGATCCAGCAACAATTGCTTTAACTATTCGTTACGACAACGCAATTCAAGCACCACTTACAAGTGGTATTGGTCAGTTGGTTGGTCGTGCATTCAATGGCGTAGACGGTATCGTAACTGGCATTGGCGCACAACTTTAATAGTTAGGACAATAAATGTCTCTAGGTAATTGGGGTCAAAATTTATTAAACGGGGCTGCCGACACTTTATTCGGCAGTCCCTACCTAAGAGATTACCAACACGGTTCTAAAACGTTTAGAACTAATTCTTACGAGAATGCCCCTAAATTAAAATTTCTCTTTCATACCTATTTTGAATTCAATAATGAGGCATACGCTACTGCCCCTAATTTTGGTATTCTAGTAAAAGAAATTAAACTTCCTTCTTTTACTATGCAAACTGAACAACTTAATCAGTATAATAGAAAAAGAATTGTACAAACTAAAATTAAGTATGATCCCATAGAGATAACATTTCAAGACGATAATGGAAACAATACCACTAGTATGTGGGAAGCATACTATAGATATTATTATAATGATGGCAGTAAACCGGGACAAGTATTACGCGGCAACAGAGGAAATAATAGATTCTTTCAAGAAGGTGCTGGTTCCATAGTTGATTATAACAGTAATAATATCTACACTGAAGCTGCCGGACAAGAAGAACATGATTGGGGTCTATCAGGCGGCGCAACTAACGCCGATGGAGTTAAAATACCATTCTTTAAAAATATCACAGTGTTCGGCTTAAATCAACACAATTTTATTGCATACACCTTAATTAATCCCTTAATTACCAACTTCTCTCACGATACGTATAACTATAGCGAAGGCGCTGGCGTAATGCAAAATAGAATGACTATTGATTATGAAACAGTAGTCTATAACGAAGGCGCATTAGATGGAAGACAACCGGAAGATATTGTGACTGGGTTCGGCGACGTAGCTACTTACGATAGAACAACTAGCCCTAATATGTCGCCTGGCGCTAATGGAACTATATTGGGAAGAGGCGGACTAATTGATTCAGCCGGAGGCGCAATTAGGTCACTTCAAAACGGTAATGTATTAGGTGCAATCGCCGCCGCAACATCAGTGTACGATGGACTTAAGAATCCAAACTTGATAGAAGATGCAGCATTTGATTTAGGCAGTATGTTTGTTGATGCGATAACTAATACTCCATCTAACAGAAATAGAAATACACTTTTTTCTCTTCCGGGTGCAAGTCAAACCCCAGGACTAAGTGGTCTTGCAGGGTCACCTACAATTGATTCTAGACGAGCTCCACAACCAATAGTTAGTGAACCCACTGCAGGAGAACAATTTGCAGGAAACGAAGTTCGTTTTGGATTCCCAGTAGAAGCACCGTTTGGTGGAAACTTCAATGTTGGCCCCGACAGAACAGTATAAATAGTATCATGGCTATATTCAGTGTAACACCCTTAGGAGACACAGTAAGAATTTTTGATAATTTTTACTCCAACGCACTTAAAGTAAACTCAACAGAGTGGGATGTTGTGTACTCATTCTTTTTGGGCAACTCACAAAACAAGCTAGAAGCTAGTAATTTTGCATCGTTATTGTTCTTTATAGCTCAGGAAGGTCAGTTTAATGTATTAGACTTACTAGCCACAATCAAGGGTAAAAATAACAAATTACAGATGAACCAAGTAATTTGTTATTACTTGAATACGTTCAGACCCAAAACAACTCTATACGGGGTAGGAATCATACCTAAACCAAACGAAGCAGTTCAACGCAACGTAGTATTGTAACATGGGTAAATGGGCGCAAGGCATATACACGCCTAAAAATCCACAAAAGTATATAGGAAATCATCAACCTAGATATCGTTCCGGTTGGGAACTCACTTTCATGACATTCTGTGACAGTAACGATAGTATCATCTATTGGGCTAGTGAGTCAATGCGTATCCCGTACAAGCATCCATTAACAGGTAAACCTACGATTTATGTTCCTGATTTCTTAGTAGTCTATCAAAACAGATTTGGCAAACAAGTTGCTGAGGTTGTTGAAATCAAACCAAAGAAGCAGAGTATCATTGAAAGTAAAGTAGCAAACGCAAAAGATAGAATGGTCGTAGCTATCAATCATGCTAAATGGCAAGCTGCAATGGCATATTGTAAGAGTCAAGGACTAACCTTCAGAGTTATCACTGAAGATGACATATTCTATAATGGGCGTAAGTAAAACTAAATACTTGTATGACCAAAAAACTTGAAGAACTATTTGAATTAGCATCGTCCGATGAGAACGATCTTACTATTCCATTGCCTGATGTAACGGAAGAAGTAACAGAAAACGCATTAAGCACACTAGATAAGATTGAAGCAGCACTTCCACAAGTAAGAGGATTAGAAGCTGCTGATACTGAGATGGATGAACTCGCTGAGATGGCTACATCAAGCTATAAAGATTTGATGGATTTGGGTATGCAAGTTGAATCTCGCTTTAGCTCAGAAATCTTCAATAGTGCAAGTAGTATGTTGGGACATGCTATCACTGCAAAAACAGCGAAAATCAATAAGAAACTTAAGATGCTAGACCTACAAATGAAGAAAGCTCAGCTTGATCAGAAGGCCCTAGCAAAGAATGAAGAAATAGAAGCTACACCGTTGGGTGAAGGCAAGTCGCTTGACCGCAACGAACTACTCAAGATGTTCAATACTAAAAATAGCGAACAATGATAAATACATGATATAATATTGCAGGAAACCATATGCGCAGTCTAAAACAATACATCACAGAAAGTGTTCACACTTACGATTATACTGTCAAAATTGCGGGCCAAATTGACAAAAATTGGCTTGACATGTTCAAGTACAATCTTAAGAAGTTTGATCCAATTGAAATGTCAGAACCAAAGTCTACCCCTATTCAGAAGAATCCAGTTGGATTTGATGAGGTGTCTAATGAACCTGTCACGTTAATTCGTTGCAAATTCCGTTATCCTGCTACTGAGCCTATGATTCAACAAATTGCTCAGTTGTTGGGCTATAACGTAAACATGGTTCGTCTTGTAAAGACTGGGTATGATGAGAGTGTTACTTCTGAAATGGAAGGCTATGAGAACCAAATGGATCATAGTCCTGTAATAGAACACGACGAACTAGAAGAACAGCCCGGCGCCAAAGAAGCTGCTAAGGCATATGGTAACAGCTATCTTGATAGCATCAAAGAACAGTCTAAGGATGATAAGATTGATATTCCTTATGCAGGTGAAAATACTAAAGCAGCGTTTGATCCGTTCAAGCCAGAAACACTAATGGCATCAATGGGCAAAGACAGTCCGATGAGCAAGATTACTCGTCCTGCTAAGCCACAGACAG